TAGATCTCTTTGTGCTCTTCGCCGTAGCGAGCGTACTCAAGACCGAAAAGGGTATTAAGACCGGGAAGCAGCTCTTTAAGTAGCTGGGCGCGTGAAATAGCCATGATTTACTCCTTAGACGCCAGCGGCGATCAAATAGCTGTGGTAACCGAAGTTCCAGCCAACGATCACTTCTGGGAAACCGACGAACGAAACAGATGCGCCCGAAGAGGCGGTCACTGCCGAACTAACGGTAATAGTAGAAGTGCTGGTGACAACGCCGGTAACAACCAAGGTTGAAAGCGTCGGGAACGGTGCGGTACTTGCGCCCGAGAACACGGTGCCACCAATCGTCACTGCCATACCGGGCTGAATACCGGCAGTAGAAGCAACGGTGAAAGTGGTCGCGTTCGATGGGCTGCTGGTCAACGTGGTAGCAACCGTAACGGCTGTTTCCTGAACCAACTGGACAACGCGCAAACAAGGCGAAGTTGCCGAGCCAGTGCCAACCGTCTGAACGATGTTACCTGCAACAGAACTAGACACAGTGGGGTTACCACCAGACACGCCCATTGCCGAGTTACCAGTCGTCGTGCTACCGGAGTTACCGGCGACGAGGAAGGCATCCGTTCCAACAAACCGTGGCGACATGTAGCCAACCGTCGTGCTGGTGTTAGCTTGCGTATTAGCCGAGCCTTGAGCCTGAGCCAGAACGCACGCTTTGAACAGCGCGGTGGGGTTGTCCATAACATAAGCAATCATGCCGGGCTGGTTAGTACTAGCTGGGTAGTACTGGCCTTGCAAGTTACCGTAGATGGGAGGAGTACCGGGGTACTGCGCACCCAACATCACACCAATGATCTGACCTGCCGCCGCTGCGGTAGTGCTATTGGCGTTGTAAGGGGTGATGATTGCGTTACCACCAGACAGACCAACAACGTCGCCGTTGAAGATATTACTGCCATAGTTTTGCGCAATCGGAATCATCCGGGTAGACCCAGCGAACGGAATACCGCCCATCAGGTTGACCGGCACTAGCCCGTAAGGGCCATTAATAACCGGATAAGCCATTTAAAGCTCCTAAAAATTAATTACCTTTACCGAAACTCACCTCAGTCCGCCGTTCTTTAAAGAGAGGCATCTTGGGGTTATTCTCGCGCATGAAGTGACTATCAATCGAATTCATCTGCCCATCGGTCTGCTTTTGGTAGTACTCAGTCCGTTGGTCAACAAATTCACTAGGTGTTTTGCAAAGCATCAACCCGCCGATCACAATATTGTCTTTGAAACGAGCATCTGCATCGCCATAGACGTGAACTTCAGGGTGGTCTTCGGCACGCACCGGCTCCCAACCTTCGCGCAGCTTCGCAGAAATATTGGTAGGATCGTTCTGCCCAAGGGTTGAAATACGAATCCAACGATAACCCCAGCCGTCTTGCGGTTTCGGGTCAGGAAGCAATGTTGGTGGTGCCCATTGTTTTGGACGCTCCGCTGCTACGCGGGATTCAACGGCACGATCATCACGGTTTTGTTGGACTGGTTTCATTTAGGCACGTTCCTTCCGCATTTCCAAAGCTACTTGCTTTGCGTAAAGTTCTAGGGGGATTCCGAGACGTTTCGCCAAGTTGACCTGACTCGACTTCAGCACGATTTTCTTTGGCGCAGTGCTGCGTGTTGCCGGGGCCACTACGTTCGACCGTCTGGGCTGACTACTAAACTTCTCTGGGAACTTCTCACGCATACGAGAATCAATACGCTCATAATATGCGTCAGACTGAGGACTAATCCCTTCCTCTTCGACCAGCTTCTCGTGCACTGCGAGAGCGAAGCCAGTCATTTCCCGGTCTTTGTTGAACCAGCTATTGCGGTCTTTCCACCGCAAAGCCTTATCATCTACAGTCGGGGCCTCCCTCGCAGGACTTGGAGGCTGTGGTTGCCTTTGTACCACATTTTCCTGTTCTTGCAAAGATTTTTGCCTTGCCAATTCAATTCGGTCGGCTTTGAGCTTTGCAGTTGTGAATGCCTCTTGCGCTGTAACTAGCGCCTCGGAATCACCGGACTCGTATGCGGCTTTGAATTGGGCTTTAGCTTGCGCAAACTCTTGCGCGGCAACCGTCCTTGCCTGATCCAGAATAACCTTGTGGTTATTCCCCATGGAGTTCTTTAGCTGCTCATTCTCAGCGAGGATGCGCTGTGCAATGCTAATAGCCTCTTCCCGCTCACGCAATGCGGCCTCTTTATGGCGACGCTCTTCATGACGGGCTTTGCTCAGATGCGACAAACGATCACGCAAGCGCGTGTCTTTGTATCGGGATAGCTCCTCGTCGGTTACCTCATCCGGCTCATCCTCCATAGGCTTGCGCCCACGGTCCTCGGCAGGGGTGTCGTCGACAACCTCTAGCTTTACCGGTGCATCGTCGTCTTCAATCTCAAACTCGACCTTATCGTCGCTTTTGGCATTAATTTCCACCTCATCGGGGAACTTAAAGTCGTCTTTGTCCATATCTGCCATAAATATCTCCTTAGTTCACGCGGCCAATGCCACGGGGATCTTCAACAACCGCCTCAATCGAGTCGTCATTAATTAGACGGAACTCTCGACCATGGATCTTGAACCGAGTGCCGGTGTTGGCGCGACACATAATGAAGTCACCCTTCTTACACCATGGGCCGGTGGGGAACCGGGTGGTATCGGAATACGCCATGTCACCAAGCTCGACTACGAAAAGGACATTTGAGAGGAGTTGTTCGTGATACATGACTTGGGAGGGTTTGAGGATCCCACTCTCAAATTCCTCGTCAATGTCAGGCAATGTCACAAGGATCTTATAGCCTTTGGGCTGGGGTAGCTGGGTAGCTTTCTGTTCTTCAGTCTTATTTAGCAGCAGCGATAGATCCACGGCGTCATTCATTATTAAATTCCTTCATACGATCAAAAAGTTCCTCAAGGTCTTGATTTGCTTGGAGTAGACCTTTGATGACTCCAACCGCTTCGCGGTACTCTGCAACGTCTTTAGCGCCACCAGAACCTAGGAAATCCAAAATTGACTCCCGCCTGTTCTTGTTGCGCTCTTGTAAGTAACGGAATACTCGTTCTTCCATTTATCTCCCCGGTGGCCGTGGTGGTGGGCGGTTAGCTTGCGCTTGAACTTGTGCGGCACGAATGTTTGCGTCAACCCCGATCCGATCTCGCTCAAGCTGGAGCTTCTGTTGAGCAATTTGTGCGTCAGTCTGGTCTTTCTGGGCCTTGCGCTGCACGTCTTGCTGTTTAAGCTGTAACTCAGCCTGCTGCAACTGGATAAGAGGATCTTGTGCCACTTGCTGAGCCTGTTGTTGAGCCGCCTGACCTTGGTGAATCTGGAGTAGCTGCTGGCTGGCCTGTGCGACCATGCGTGACAACTGAACCTCAACTTCTGGGGGCATCTCGGCATCTGGCGCTGGCATATGCACGCCCATCCGGTCCTCGATCTGCTTGCGATACGCAAACCCTAGGTGTTCAGCAATGTGTGCTTGCATGGATGCCATCAACATCTGAGCCTGAGGGTTCTGGCCCATCTGCTTCATGATCATAGGATCTTGCATGAACGAATTGTGCGTCGCAATATGCGCGTCGTGATCTTGATAGATAAACGCCTTCACAGGTTTACCCTTGAGGACTGACATGTTCTCACTTATCGGATCACGAGGCTTCTCGTCATCCTCGACCGGAACCAAGTCCTCACCATTCTTAATACCAAGGATCTCGATCATCTGCCGGTGCAGGTTTGGCAGGTTGTAGATCTGAGGCGCGGTGCTCGCTAACTGAATAACAGCTTGGTACTGCATGATGCGTTGTGCCATCGTGCTGCTGTTAGGGTCGCTGACCGGTATGACCTCCACCATGTCATAGTCAGCCTGCTTGACCTTGCGATCAGACGTGAAGTCTGGCGTGTAGCTATACTCCGGGGGCGTATAGTCTCGGATGATGTTTTTGAGGAGCTTGAACTCCTCCTTCATCGAGAAGTGCACACGTGCCTGCACGGCAGACATCGTTTTAAGAGTGCGCTCAAGCAGAGCCAGCGTGGTTCCAACAGGCGCATTTGCGCTCATGTCGGATATGTTCATATCTGATATCGCACCAAGCCTGCGGCCTTCTTCCGTAATCTTGTCTAGCAGACCAGACAGAACTATGGATGGTTCTTTGTACGGAAGCGGCATCACGTTGTCTTTCAACGCTCCGCTAGGAATGTCCACGTCCCTAAACTCTCCGGGGGAGATGGGCGTGTCGTCGCCTTTGATCCGCAGTCCTCGTGTCTTCAGGCCACCCGGCAGGTTAGCGAGAGTACCTGCATCGACAAGCTGACGAATAAGAGAAGTACCGGCACGAGCATAGCCACCAATAATATGAATAAGGCCCATGCCATACACTCCGAATCCCGGAATGTAGTTGTACTGCACGAAGTGCTGTCGCTTGAGTCGTTTTTCATCGTCTGGATTCCAGTTGCGACGAATTGCTAAAACTTTTTGAGTCCCACGCTCATATGTGATGATGTACGGCAGGGCGATCTCGTCAGGGTCCTCATATCCCGGCAGGTCGTAGTCAATGTGGACTTCGCACGTCTGATACCGGTCATCATCAGTAATAGAGTAGCCTTGCTCGTCGGCTTTCTTCTTCTCGATGTCGGTTGCGACGCTGACAGGCTCGCCAAGCTCAACATCACGGTAAAATCCAGCAACTTGGAGCTTGCGGATCTCGTTTTTGGTCTTACGCATCATGTGCGTAACACGCTCAGCGGTCTGGAGGTTTGACGCTCCGTACGGCATAATCAGGTCTTCAGCCGAGACATATAGCGATACTTGGCGATCTAGAGACGGGTCAAAGTAGACCTTTTTGAACGCAGCGCCAGCAAGTCCGAGGCTAAACAACATGCGCTCATGTTCTGAGCGATACTCCGTCATTTTCTCGGTCAATTGGTAGTTCATGTCATCCCTGACACGATCCGCCGCTTCTTCCTTAATCTCGTCAATTTCACCAATAATCTGGGTTTTTACCGGCCCTTGAGCCGGAAAAGTCTCCATAATTGTCTCGGCTTGGAACCTAATAGCCGCCTCGGTCAGCACGGTGGAAAACACACCACACGCACCATCCCACGGCTCGGTACGTTGCTCATATTTGAGCCCCAGCACCTCTAGACCCCGCACGTAGGTGTCTGCCCAATCTTTGCGACTATTAATGTCTGCCGTTACTAGCTCATCAATGTCATCTGCGATGCCAGAAAGCTCACTTTCCGACATAGATTCGGCCAAATTTGCGTCAAAATCCTCATCTTCGGTGTCAATTTCGCTTTCGCTGAGCAAAATTTCAATATCTGGATCGGTTTCGTCCATCAAATCGGGCAATTCCACCTCAAATTCGACCGGATTTAGCAAATCCTCCTCGACTGGGGGCATTTCTGCCTCAAAATCACCCATATCTTCAATATTTACAGCCATTTTTAGCCTTTAGTAGTACGCTAAGCGGCGGCGAGACTTGAAATACTCTTCAGCATCCTTCTCGTCGCTCGGCAATTTGATAAATCCACCTTGACGGAACCGCATCAGGGCTTGCGTGCAGGAGTCTACCAAGTCATCGTTCTCTCCGGCAGGGAAAGATGCGAATTCCTCAATAACTTCTTCAGCCCAACGGGTCTGCGGTGCCCATACTACGCCACTTGCGAACAAATCTGCTACCGAGTTCACCCTCGAAATCTTATCATTGCCTCTTGACGGAGTATACTCTGAAAGCATGACGCCCATGCTACGCAACTCTTGAATTAGCGGAGTGCCCGACGCTTTTGCCTCGATTATGCAGGTGTCTGGGTTGTACTCTTTATATAGCTCAAGCGCCTTCTTCTTTAGGTCGGGGAAGTCCATCCTCGCCTTGAATGAGTCCAACAGAATCAGGTTGGGCATCTTGTCGCCGTGCTCATTCTCTTTGTTGAACACGCCCCACGTGGTGCAGGCAGAGTAGTCGGCTCGCTCCTTGGCTGAGAATGCGCAGTCCCACGACTGTATAATATAGTCAACCTCCGGTGGGTCTTCTTTTTCCCACTCGCGCCACCACTCCCTCTTAATAATAGAGCCACCAGCACCGGAGGGCTGCTGCATGTACTGTGCGTCCCACTTGTGGACTGGCAACTCGTCTTTAAGGGCCTGAAGTTCTTTTAGAGACCAGAACTGAGGCCATAGGGGTTTACCCGAGGGCATGATGGCAGGTAACTCGATCACCTCCCACTCCTCACCGCCACGGGTGAGGGAGCTTTTTATGACCTGCGCCGTGAGATCTCGCTTAGACCAGCGCGTCATCACTATAATAATAGAGCCCCCCGGTTGCAGACGCTGACGCGGCCCAGACGTGTACCACTCGTACACTCTGTCGTAGACCTCACGGTTGGTCTCTCCTAGAGCAGCTTCTTGCTCAGAGTGGGGGTCATCAATAATAAGCAGGTCGGCACCTTTACCGGTAACTGCGCCCCCCACACCGATAGCAAAGTAGTCGCCTCCCTTGTTGGTGCTCCAGCGTCCAGCAGCCTTGGAATCTGCCTGAAGGGAGACCTCTGGGAAGATTGTCTTATAGGAGTCGGAGTCAACAAGGTTACGCACCTTTCGACCAAAGCCGGTCGCCAACTCCGACGTATGCGAAGTCTGAATTACTTTCTTTTCTGGAAAGCGACCAAGAAACCATGCTGGTAATAGGAAAGATGCAAATTCGGATTTGGTATGCCGTGGCGGCATGTTGATAATAACGCGCTTAATCTCACCTTCGGCTACTTTCTCAAACGAGTCAGCCATAATCCTATGGTGTTTGCCGTGGATAAACCCCGGCCACATCTCTTGCACAAACGACAAGAAATCAGACTTGCACCCCTCGACCTTGCGGCGACGGTTTAATTCTTGCAGTAGGGAAGATGCTTTCTCCCTAATCTCCGGCGGCATAACGGCAAGTGCCGACTGTATTGCAACCGGATCAAGGTTCATCAAATGGAACCTCTTCTTCGGGGGTATCTTCGGGGGTATCTTCGGGGGTGTCGTCTATTGGCTCCACTTCCTTCACATACTTACTAAAGTACGCCTCAAGCTCTTTCTCAAGATCTCGGGTCGTTTTATCTTTAATAGTGATCTCGGTGCGGTCGGCAAATAGCCCAACATCGGCAACTTTACCCAATAACTCCAACGCTTTAATTCGGATCTTTACGTCCGGATCGTCCGTCAGTTCTAGCAGGCGGTTGGTTGCGTAATACCGGATCTGGGCAGGGTCGTCTACTACTCGCTTGTCATAAGCAGTTAGCAGGTTGTTGATCTGGCCCAACGGGCCACTGGAGATTCTGGTGGGGAGCGCTTGGGGGGTTTGAGGCAGTGGTGCCGTAAATCCCGGCGCGAACAGATTTTCCGTCGCATCGCTACAAGCCGCTTGGGCATTCGCAAAAATTGTGCTGAAATCAGACAATGTAAAGGCCGGAAGTTGTGCCAAAAATATATACCCCCCGGGGGTGTATTGGAAAAAACGTAGGGGGGCCTTTCTTATATTAGAGGGGGTGGGTGGGCAGTGTCAAGAAATAGAGGATTGGATGAGCGAATTAGTATAGTAGCTGAGTCGCGCTCGCGGGGGACTTATCCGGGCCTCCCCGGGTATAGTGGGGTAGCGCCCAGAGCTATTGACAATGTACAGAGACAAGCGTAGTATTCGGGTTGTCGGCGCTTTGACCGACGCAATAACGAGAGCACATCATGTACTACGTAGTTATCACAGATGAGGACAATCATCTGCACATCCTGCAAAAGGGATTCTCCACACTGGACAATGCCTTGTCGCACGCCGCTAGTCTTCACTCAAGCCACAAGGCGCGGGTGATGGAGGAAGTCAAGAACCTCAGCCAGCGAGTGGTGTTCAGGCCCAAGCCCAAGGCAGAGCCCGTGTGGCGCGAGCTTGCGGTCCCGTCTGAGCCACTGCCGCCAAACGGTATGGAGCGACTTGGAGAGTTGCTTCGGGAAAAGATAAGCCGTCGCAAGCATCCGCTGGAATAACCAACCGGGGGGCGAAAGCCCCCCACAACTAGGAGAGTGAAAATGACATGGATCATTGAATGCGACCAGATCGAACCTCTGGTACGCAACATGCGCAGGATCTTCGCTAAGAAGAAAGTGCTAACGCCTGAGGATTACAGGGATTTGGAAAACCTGCTGTCGATGATAGAAGAGCGGTTCAGGAAGGAATCGCACATCGTGATGACGGACGAGATGCGGTAGTAAGCAGGCTGGGGGCTTCGGTCCCCAGCCTGAGTCGCCAGTTCCCTGTGCACTCTCTCGCACCGACGCGCGGCCTGCGTAGATTCACGCGTAATCTCTTGACATTGTATA